CCAGTAATAAAAAAAATACAGGAGGAGATGGATGCTGTCACTGACCATTTATCATCCGGCAGACCTAGTAATTTCGAAGAATATCAAAGACTTGTCGGAAAAATCGAAGGATTGTCCATTGCTAGAGAACTGCTGCAAGAAACTGAAAAAAGATTTATTGACGATTAGGGGTTCCCAACTAGTCAATAGTTGTGTATATTTAAAATAACGATATTCAGGCGTTGAAGCCTGCAAGGTGACGGTGAACCTAAATCACTGCAAAAGGATCAGAGATGTACTCTGCAGAAAAGATAGAACTAGACGAAGAAACCACTCGTAAATTACCCGAGCCAAAAGGTTATAAATTATTAATAGCAATACCTAAGTTAGAAGAAAAAACTCAAGGTGGCGTTATTATTCCAGATAAGTTAAAAGGACTTGAGCAAACCGCATCTATAGTAGGTTTGGTTATAGCATTAGGAGATGCTGCATACAAAGACGCAGAAAAGTTTCCTGATGGACCATACTGCAAAGAAGGGGACTTTGTGATATTTAGATCTTATTCTGGAACAAGATTTAAACTTAGAGGTGAAGAATTTAGATTGATAAACGATGACACAGTAGAAGCTGTTGTTGACGATCCTAGAGAATATACGAGGGCATAATGGAAAATACAGCAGAAAAAATAGAACAAGAAGTTCAAGTAGACGATAATATAGAGCAGACAAAAGAGCAGCCTATAGCATTAAATCAAGATCCTGTTGAGATTGAGGTTGTAGACGACACACCAGAACAAGACAGAAACAGGCCAAAAAGAGCAGAAAATACAGAGCCAGATATACCTGATGAAGATGAGATAAGGGGATATAAAGGTGATGTGCAAAAAAGGATTAAACAACTTAAATACGAGTATCACGAAGAAAGAAGACAGAAAGAAGAGGCCAAAAGAACAAGTGATGAGGCTGTGGCTCATGCGCAAAGACTAGTAGAAGAAAATAAAAAGTTAAGAAAAACTATTGATGATGGAGAGAGTGTCCTTGTCGAGCAAGCAAAAGGAAGAGTTGATGCCCAGCTTGCAAAAGCAAAACAAGAATACAAAGAAGCCTATGAATCAGGAGATCCTGATAAATTAGTAGAGGCACAAGAAAAATTAAGCAACATACAGAACGAGAAATATAGAGTTGATAACTACAAGCCACAGGTAAGAACTCAGCCGGTTTCTGATATTCCTCCAGAACAGAAGTCGGCTACCCCAAAAATTAAAGAGCCAACTGGAAAAGATAAGGAATGGCTCGACAAGAATAGAGGCTGGTTCAACGTAGATGGATATGAAGAGATGACAGGATTTGCTCACGGGCTTCATGCAAAGCTAGTAAAAGCTGGTGTAAATCCTTTATTAGAACCAGATGAGTATTATCGTAGAGTGGACACATCAATGCGCAAAGCATTTCCTGAACACTTTAAAGTAGATGATAATGAAGACAAGCAGGTTATTGAGACAGAAGAGGTAGAAGCACCTCAACGACCTGCTGGTAACGTGGTTGCCCCGGTTAACCGAAGTGCAAAAAAACCACGCAAGGTGCAGTTAACCTCTACCCAAATCGGTCTCGCAAAGCGACTTGGGCTTACCCCTGAACAATATGCGCAACAATTATTGAAGGAATCATTAAATGGCTAATAGAGATTCACGCACAGAAGATACAAGAGAAAAATCAGAACGTAAGGCAACATGGCAAAGACCATCAGCTTTACCTGATCCAACGCCTCAAGAGGGTGTAGAGTTCCGATGGATTCGTACATCTGCCCTTGGACAGTCTGATATGACAAATGTGTCGTCAAAATTTCGTGAGGGCTGGGAGCCTGTAAAGTTAGAAGATCATCCAGAGTTGAAGATCATGTCTGATGTTGATTCCAAATTCAAAGGTAATGTAGAGGTTGGAGGATTGTTACTTTGCAAGAACTCAACAGAAAACATGGATGCCAGAAGAGACTATCAACAAGACACTGCTAAATCACAGATGCAAGCAGTTGATAATAGTTTTATGAAGGAATCCGACCCCCGTATGCCAGTACTCAGACCAGAGAAAAGCACACGCACTTCGTAATTTAACATTTTAATTTAAGGGAGACAGTTACATGTCAGCAACAGCAGCTCCTTTTGGATTAAGGCCTGTAGGTAATTTAGGCGGAACTTACAATGGTTCTTTCCGTCAGTATCCAGTATTATCAACATATTCTACAAGAATATGCTTTGGTGATGTTGTAAAGCTAGTAGATAATGGAACAACAACTACTATTGAAAAAGATACTGGAACTAACTCAGCCACTCCAATAGGTATTTTTTTAGGGTGCAGATTTATTGATGTCAGCACAAAACAATTAACTTTCAGTCAGCAGTGGTCTGGAGCAGCTCATACAGAAGGAATGGCTTATGTATGTGATGATCCAAACATCTTGTTTGAGGTTCAAGCAAACGCTACTGTAAATGATGACGATATTGCAGCAAACGTAGCATTAGTTCAAACTGCTTCAAATGCCACTTTAGGTATTTCTAGGGTTTCAATTAATATGAGTACAGCAGCTACAACAGCATCATTACCAATCAGAATTGTGGATTTTAAAGGCGGTTTTGATGGTGATGAAAAAGGTACTGCATTTCCAATAATGCTTTGTAAGTTCAATACAGGTCATCAACTTGGTATTGGTGTTGTTTCTGGTAACGCACCGTCAGCAGCTTAATAAGGAGATTAGAATATGGCTATATCAAGAGCGCAACTCCTTAAAGAGTTGTTACCGGGTTTGAACGCATTGTTTGGCTTGGAATACGAAAAGTATGAAGATGAACATACTGAAATATATGAAGTAGAAAACTCAGAGCGTAGCTTTGAAGAAGAAGTGAAGTTATCTGGTTTTGGCGCAGCTCCTGTAAAACAGGAAGGTGCAGCAATATCATATGACACTGCACAAGAGTCATTTACTTCAAGATACAACCACGAAACTGTGGCTATGGGCTTTTCAATAACAGAAGAAGCAATGGAAGATAATCTTTATGATTCATTGTCTGCTCGTTATACAAAAGCACTGGCTAGAGCAATGGCTTATACAAAGCAGACAAAAGCTGCTTCATTGCTTAACACAGGCTTTGATACATTTCAAAGTGGCGATGGTGTAACATTGTTCAACACAGCTCACCCAACAGTGGCTGGTGGTAGTAACAAGAATAGATTGTCAACAAACGCTGACTTGAACGAGACTTCTCTTGAGCAAGCAGTAATTGATATTGCAGCTTTCGTAGATGAAAGAGGTTTGTTAATTGCAGCAAGACCAAGAAAACTTATCGTTCCACCAGCACTAATGTTTGTTGCAACTAGAGTGTTACAATCAGAGCTAAGAGTTGGAACAGCAGATAATGACACAAACGCAATCAGAGCCAATGGATCTATTCCAGAGGGCTTTGCTGTTAATCACTATTTAACAGACACTGATGCGTTTTTCTTAACTACTGATGTTCCTAATGGAATGAAGATGTTTGTAAGAACACCAATGTCAACATCAATGGATGGGGATTTCAACACAGGTAATGTGAGATACAAAGCCCGTGAGAGATACTCATTTGGTGTGTCAGATCCTCTCGGTATGTTTGGTTCACCGGGAGCCTAAACCCCTAAAAGGGAGCTGTTCCTTTCCGGCTCCCTTTCTTTTAACCCTTGACTGCATTAGCAGACATTTGCCACGACAAGGAGATTATACATGGCTAATACAACTTTCTCAGGTCCGGTCAGATCAGAAGACGGATTCAAGACTATTTCAAAAAATGCAACTACTGGAGTACAAACAGAACACATAGTCGCAAGTAGCGGTGGTGTTTTAGAAGTACAAAAGGTTGCTACATCAGGAAGAGACAATATTGTTGCAGCAGGCACAACAACAGGTGCTAATAACGCAAGTTTAGGAACAGCAGCTACAATATTTAATATAACCCCAAATGCACATGGCTCAGGTATAGCAGACGCAGCAATCAACACCTTTATAAATAAAGTTGGTGGTGATATTGTGACAACAATACTTGTAGATTTACACGGAGGACTTGCCTCTGGAGGAACCGCAGATGATGTCATCGGTACAGATGGTGGGGCGGCTAATGCGTATATTGCGGAACTAACAAAAGAAGTAAACGGAATACCATATAAGTTAGAGTTTATCTGTATTGAAGTTCCCACAGGAGGAGATCCTGATATTAACTTAGTATGCTCTGCAACAGGCACAACAGCAGAAAATGCTGCGGTAACAAGTGGTACTGTTCTTTTTAACAATGGCGATCTCACATTAGGTCTACATAACGAAGCAGATGCAGGTGCAACTTTAGCAGCATTAACTAAAAAGTATTTATACTTAACATCTGGTGATGCTACAGAGGCGGCTTATACTGCAGGTAAAATAGTTATTAAGATACATGGCGCAGCTTTTGATTTTAACAACGATTAAAGGGAGGCAAACATGGCATCAAGATCAGATGTTAAATCTATCTTAATTACAGCCGATGCAAATGCTGCCGATGATGATTCTGTTTTTGCAAATCAAAGACCTAACACAAGCGCAACAATAAATGGGGCTGATGCTAGTGGTGGCGTTGCTACATTTACTGGCGGTCAATTATTAACTGTTACAACAGCCGGTACTGGAGACAATGGCAAAACAGTTACCATTACTGGAACTGATGTTTTAGGTGATACACAAACAGAAACAATAACCTTGACAGGATCTGCTACGACACATGACGGAACTAAGTTTTTCAAAACGGTTACAGCAGTGTCAGTGTCAGCGCAACCAGCGGCTAATATTAAGTTAGGGCATTTAGCAACAACAGTGAAGGCAGCGATATTTGGCGGAAGCGCTAGAATAAAAGGTGTTATGATTGTAAACTCAGCTACGGCTGGTACAATTGATTTTGTGGAAGGATCTACAACAGGTACAACTGTGATGCAGTTAAGAACTATTGCAGATGACGAAACTTCACGAGATATAACAATACCAGAACAAGGTATAGTTTGCAGAGATGGGTCTTTTATATCTTATACGTCAGCAACCTTTGCATTTATGACAGTGTTCTTTGCGTAATGGCTGCTAAAAAAGGGACTATGAAAGGTCACACTATCAGCGGTGGGCATAAGCGGCCCACTAAAGCTGGTGCAGGTATGACCGCTAAAGGTGTTGCAAAATACCGAAGAGATAATCCCGGATCTAAACTCAAAACAGCAGTAACAGGAAAAGTAAAGCCCGGCAGCAAAGCTGCAAAGAGGCGTAAGTCTTTTTGTGCCAGATCTGCGGGTCAAATGAAGAAGTTTCCAAAAGCAGCAAAGAATCCTAATAGTCGTTTAAGACAAACTAGAAGAAGGTGGAAGTGTTGATTAGTAGAGCATCAATGAAACAACAGATGAAGGGTGGTACGATGTACGGATTAAAAGGCAATAGAGAAAGAATGAGAAAAAAATTTATTGGTGAAAAAATGGGTTCTGACAAAGGTACAAAAAGAAGTATTCTTAATTTAAAGAAAAACAAAAAAAAGAAACCCGTGCAGAAAAAGAGCATTGGTAAAATGTTAGAAACATTTTCTCCTGCCTATAGTATTATGAAGGGGAAAGGACCGGCCAGTAGCTTGGTTGCAAGTGGTTTAGGTGGACTAGCGTTTAAGCCTTTTGCAGAAAAACAAAGAGCTAAGAGAAAAAAAAGAGATATGGAAATGCGTGGATCTAATAGAATGACCGAAATGCAAAGAATGATGGCTGGCGGACCTTTGAAAAGAAAAAGATCAATAGATGGCTGTGCTAAAAAAGGCAAAACAAGAGCAGTATGATTAAGAAAGAAATTTGCCCTATATGTAAAACAGCATTGAAGGATACAAAAGATAAGCAGGTGCAGTGTATTACCTGCAAAGCTGTAATATCAACAGAGATTGAATGGCAAAGTAAATACGGATACGAGTGGGTACAGGAAGATGCCAAAACGTAATTATCGTGGTGAGTATGACAACTACCACAAGCAAACAGATCAGAAGAAACGCAGAGCTAGTAGAAACACTGCTAGATCTAAGATGAAAACTGCTGGTCGTGTTAAGAAGGGTGACGGCAAAGACGTTGCTCATAAGAATGGCAACCCTAGAGATAACAAGA